AATCATATATGCCTTAATTGAAAGAGATAATTCATTTTTAATTATTCTTTCACCATCTACTGGCATTTCTGTTGCATCGCTTATACTTCCATCCAATGAAGATAAAAATTTATAATTTGTTGAATCACCAAAGTAAGTCTCTAAATGCTCAACCCATATTGTATTTAAATCATTCATCTGCTCCATATAACTGGTTAACATAATAACTGAATAACTACAAATAACAAAATCTGGCATGCCTGTCATGATATATTCTTGAACGGGTTTTTTACTTTGTTGAACGGCAAATCTATCATATCTATTTGTTCTAGACCACTGATTAGACCTAGCAACTTGAATAAATTCACCTCTAACATCATTATCAAAAGACAGCGGCATTGCATCGTTCATGCTAACATCAGTTCTTCTAATAACCATTACTGGTAAAATAATTACATTATTTTTGTCTCGCATTACACCATTTTTTCTAATGGCCTTCCACCGTTCCTCGTTTCCATATAAAATAGGAACCTTTATAACTTCTCCCGCCTCTTTAACAACTGGTTTCATTATATTTTTAATGTGATTTATAACAGACTCATCAATGTCTTTTAATGTTATTGTAAAACCCTTTGTAAAATCTTTACCTGGCGCAACAGACTGTCTTTGATTTCCAATAGTTGTATTACGAAACGATTTTGCTTGTGATCTATTAGTATTTTCTTTAATGACTGCTTGTTTATTTGTAAGTATTTTTACACTCATTTTATTTTAATCTGCCCTTTCTTAGTGTCTTTAATTTATTAACTCTATTATTTACTTTGCCCTCAATTATTTCAGATTGAACTGCATTTTGATCAATTTTTCCTATTGCAATTTCTCTCTGAATATCAACTTCAACAGCTTTCATTTTGGGAATTTTAACTTGTCCACCAACCATTTTTGCTGTTATTGCTGTAGCTAATTCATTAATATCAATATTTCCTGTTTTATTGAAATATGACTCTTCATATAAATTTGTTGATTTAAGCTTTTTACTGCTTTTTATTTCATTTTTTTTATAGTCTATTCTATTATCAATAATAGCATTGTCTTTTTTAATGATAATTTTATTTGTTGTTAATTGTTGAACNCTCATATTAATTTTATCACTTTATTTTCTTCATTATATATGCTTCTGCAAATTTAACAGTATCTCCAACTTTAGCCTTTTTACCAGCTACATTTTTTATTTTACTACCAACCTTCTTGACTAATCCAAAGAATTGTGGTATTCGTGGGGCAACTCTTTCTAATACTTTTATTATTGTACCGTCATACAATTCTAATATGTTATTCTTTTTTATTCCTCTAAATCTAAGAGTAGATGGTTTATTTGTCCCGAGTGCTTCCAATAAATCTTTTAGTTTAATCATCTTGGTCTCTCTTCAATTTGTAGCGCTGATAACCTTGCTCTATGTGCAACAGCTTTAATCGTATGCTTAAATGCTTGATGACCAGCTACAAGTTCTGGTTCTGTTACAGCATTAACCTCCCAATAAATACCATTCCAATCAATAATATCACCCATTTCTGGATAAAAATTTTCATCTTTTAATGTTTTGCGATGAAAATATAATTCTAAATTAGCATTCATATCTGGACCAAAATCATTTTGCTCAATTGTTGGTTCCTCAAATGAAATTAAACAATTTACACGAAAACCAACTTCATAATATTTTGTAGATGATTCACCATATAAGTTTTCTTCAGTATCATCAATTGAAACTTTATATATATCAACATACTGACCAAGAACATTATCAATTAATTCTTCATTTAATGAATCGATAAAATCAACATCTAGATGTGGTGTGAATAGCGGTTGCGTTGCCATAATTTATCACCCAATATAAATTTCTAAAGGAGCGCGTGAAAGAACCTGCTGACTTGCTTCAGCTTCTTCAGCCTCAGCCTTTACCTTTTCATTTAGACTTACACTGTCTAAAAATTCCCGCAATTCTTCTAGCAAACTAGTTTTTTCTTCTCTACCTTCCGCCTTAAGACTTTCACCATCTATTGTAACTTCACCACCTGGAATAGGTAAAGTTGAATATTTACTTCTAATAATACCAAGAAGCTCCTTAGAAAGAGCTAATGTATATTTCCGAATCCATTGTCTACCAGGAGCATTTATAGATGAATATGTAATAAATTTATAAGGAATGTTACTTGGATCAGAAACTTTATTTTCTGTAAAATCCCTCGTTGTTTCCATAAGATCGTCCCTAACATAATACTCAAACCACACTTTATTTCCAGCATCATCTGATGTTGGTCTTGGAAATAATTTTAATCTATTATTAATAATCTCAAATGAATATGCAGATCTTCTAATTCTATCGCTTGTTTCAATCATTTGTGCTCTTAATATATCATATGATATTGGTCTCATCATAAAAATAATAGCTGGTGAAGAATTACTAAATCCAAAATTGTCTAACATTTGTCTCTGCTCAAAACTACCCATAAAGGGATCGTAAAATCTAGTTATTGAAGCTGGACCTCTATTATATACTCTTTGTACTTCAATTCTTTTACTACTTTCTGAAACATTTGCCCACAGTGTCTGCAAATTATAATCTTGCTCATCTTTGACTAATGTAATAGAACCACTTTTCAATGTAACATCACCACCAACATTGGCAGCTTGTCCATATTGTTTTGACAATACAACGCTTGTACCCAAATGCGGATATTGCGGTTCTAAACTACCTGTTCCTATAGACCCAGAAATTCTATTTTGTGTACCATAAGCTTCCCATAACCAGTTTTTCATATTATAATTATTTATATGAGACGAATATTCTGATACGGCTTCTTCAAAACATGCCCATATTGAACTACTATAAATCTCAACTTGCATCATAGGATAACCTAATCTTCTTGCTGTCCATTTACAGACTGTTATACTGTCACTCTGAAAAGTACTATCACTGTCATAAATACCAAAAGGTGTACTTCCACTAGCATTTGCAGATGGATCAGAATATTTATATGCAAAATTAGCCATTTTTATATCTCCATTTATATAATTCTCATTTAATATAACTCATATATAAATATCAAAGAAACTACTTTCAGACTATAAAAAAAAGGAGGAATATTTCTATCCCTCCTTTTTATAGATTATACGTCTATCTTACTATCTATTACAGAAGATCCAAACTATTTACGTAAATTTTTGCGTAAAATTCCGGACGGATCATCTTTTTAGCATAGCGTGTCATCACACCTTTTCTTGGCGTAAAGTCACTAGGATCATATACAAGAGGCGTCATAATTAGAGGCACGTATGGTGCATAAACTGCACCTGTCTCTAAGAAATTACTACCACGGAATCCAACAAGAATTGTATTCTCAGTCATGTATGGATTCTTGTAAACTGTATATCGTCCATCAACGGCTCCGATCTTTGTCACACCCATAGCATATTGCTGTTTTGTAGCATCAGCAGCAGGTAGTGAATTATACCCAGGCAGAGACTCAAGAATTGTTGAAACTTTCGGACCACAAACAACAAAGTTTGCGCCACCGCGAAGTGTCAATCTATGAATCTCGTTTGATACCTTTTGGATCTTGGAAACAAGTGTCTGCCACCATTCGAATTTTGTACCATAAAACGTCCCACCCTGATTTTGAGTGAAAACGCCATTAGCACTATCATAATCGTAGCTAATTCTTGCATCCCAATAATCAACAGTAGCTGCATCAGAAATAAGCATATCAAGAATCTCTAAATCAATTTCCATTGAAACGTATTCTGATAGCATTGCTGTTAATTCAGCTTCAGCATCAATTGCATGATAAGCATTTAAATCCTGAGATAATTCAGGAGTCCAAACAGCCTTGAGCTTTCTAGTTTTAGCAACAATAGGGCGAGATTTTAACTGAAGATTAACTTCAGGAATCTGTAGCGAATCTTGTGTTGCATTGCCGCCCGTATCTTCAAAGTCACCGCGTGCAGCTTCAGATGTGTAGAGTGGATAATCTACAACTATCTGGCTGTTAACAAAGTCTGTAGGAGCTGAAGCAGACGCAATAAATGTTATTGTTCCAGCTGTTCCTTCAGCACCATCAATTGAAGTAAGTGATGGATATACCCTGCTAATTAATTGTCCTGAGCCAATTCCAGCACCATTAGGATTGTTGTCACTAATAGATCCAGATGAAATAACGGCTGCTCTTATAGCTAGTTTATCAATATCTGTACTTGCTAAAGCTTCAGTTACCTTGAAAATCTGACCAGCATTCACTGAAGAGCTAAGCTCTGAATCAAAATTAACATCTTTCCAACTTGCAGAAGTGGCAGTCATAGAACCAGCTGTCTCTGAACCAGTTGCCATAGAATATCCATAGCGACCAGCACCGTAGAAACCGCCAGCATAGCTGTCATCACCAAAAGGTGCACTTGAGCCAGAAGGAGTATATTTACCAGTTCTACCTCCCATTGAAGATCCCTGATCCATTCCCATTCTTGTCGTTCCATAATTGAAATCAAGATAGAAAATAAGACCAGAAGGTAAATTCATTGGTTGAACAGATACAAGTTCNTGTGCCACAATTTCACCAAAGATTCTTCGAACTAATGGAAGTGCAACACCAGACCATTCCTCATCGCCTTTATAGCCTGAACCAACTGATCCGGCTGAAGGACTTGAATATGAGGCTTCTCTGATTAGCTCTCTTGCCTGATTTTCAAGCAACTGAGCCATTCCGCTTCTATCGAACTCTACATCGAGACCATCAAGAAGACCTGTCTTTTCCCATTTACTGACTAACTTATTTGCGCTTCTTTGCTGTTGTTTATAAGGAGACGTATTAAGTAATGCATCATTAATATAATTACTCATTTTGTTTCTCCATGTTATTGTGTTAAAAACATTATTTAATCAAGCCAGCAAGCTTTTTGAATCGTTCTGCAACTTGAGCTTCTTCTGTAATCACTTTACGCGATTCTTTAGAAGGCTTTGTAGATGCAGTTCTTGTACTTGCAGCTTCTTTAAGTCTGGATTTGCGTGGAATCTCGCGACTACCAAAACTTTCGGCTAGTGTTGCATAAACAAGTTTGATTTCTCTAACTGTCTGTGCTCTATCAAAAGTCTCAACAATCTTTAATTTCTGATTATTATCCAACACAAATTCCTTAAACAATTTGTTTGTAAATAAGAGTTTAGCATTCAAAATGTTGACCTCATGAAGTTTATCTTTCAAAAACTTAACAGCTTCTTTATATTCATCAAGTTCTGCTTTAGTTTTATCAAGTTCTTCTGATTCAACTGGCTCAACTTCTTC